CATCTGGTGGGAACATCTCCTTAATGGCGCGGGAGGCAAAGTCCACGCACGCCTCAGCCATCATGGGGTGAACAACCTTGGAGGCTCCGAGGAACTGAGCGCCCCCCGGGGCATCATCCCCCATGCCTGTACGGCGCAAGCCCTCTTCGTACTGCTTGTCGCGCTTCTTGCGTGCTTGGCGGTCGTTGTCAATCAGGTCGATGTAGCGCGAAGCCATTGCCTCCAACTCAGTGATGCTGACGACCTCCTCAGCCAAGTTGGCGTAGAAGTCCTCGTCCTCGGCTGGGCCTTTAAAGTCCTCTAGTTTGACGACAGCGGAGCCGTCAGGAAGTTCTTCCACGTCGGGGTCTTCCCCGGGGAGCATATCCACCTCCGCTCCACCCTCCTCGGTCATGCGGACGCCTTCAATAAAACGGTCTTCATCTGGGCCAATTGGGTATTCTGTTGCCATGCTTATCTCGCTCTAAGTTGTGTCAACCCACCACGTTTTTGGGGCTGTACTGGGGTTGGTTTGAACATGATGCCCATCGGCTTGCTTGCGTTCGGGTTCATCATGCCCTCGTAGCCGTACTCCTTGACCAGACGCTCGTAGTCGTTGGCCTCCTGCAAGGGTGACGTAATGCCAGCATTGACCTTGGCAGTGAAGGGTGTGCGGTTGGACTCACGGGCCAGCGCACGAAAGGATAGGGGGTCTTTGGTGATGTCATACAGGTTTGACGACTCGCCACGATAGCGATTGACGCCAAGGCCAGACTCAGGGGTGATTGTGTTAGGTTCGCCAAGGTAGACGTAGGAGCGGTCTTTGACGCCACCAGCAAAGTCACGCAGACGTTCAGCCTCCGCGCCCTTGATGCCTGTGCCATACCTTTTTGGGTCAAGCAACTGCAAATTGGGGTCATTGCTAAAGTGAGTCAGAACCGATTGGCTTTCGGTTCCCTTAGCGGGTCGGTTTGCGGCGCTCAAGTAGTCAGGCAATCCGCCAGCGAACTTGGGGTCAATAAACTCAGGCGGGAGCAAGACGGCCTTCTGGGGCGCAAACTGGAAGTTGTTGGCAAACTCTTGACGCTTGGCGGCACGAATCTCGTTGACCAGTGCAGTGTCTTTGCGTCGCATGGCCTCGACTTCCATATCCTCTAGTTTGGCAATACCCGTCTTCAGCTTCACGTTGAGCGGGCTGTAGTTCACGAGCGAGTTCTGACCACGGGTCTCCGAGGCCATAGCCAAGCGGGCAAGGGGTGAGTACATCTGCTGGTGAACGGCGTAGGCAAGTTCTTCGCCCTTGGGGCCAAACTGGTTGCCATAGACGGCGTGACCTAGCAGGTCGTGGACAGCGCGGAACTTTTCGTTCTCGTTCAGGCCAGAAGCCTTGTCAAGGCGGTTGAGGAAGTCGTGGGGGTCGCCACCTTGGAAGACGTAGAGGTGCTTGTTGCCATGCACGTCAGCCATCATCTCCTTGGAGCCACCAAGGTAGTCACCCTCGCCTGCGCGGTGGTAAGAAAAGTTGTAGGGAAGTTTCTGGAACTGCTCGTCGGTTTCCTTGGCGAGTTGGCGGTAAGCCTTCTCCATCAGGTCGTCGTAGTTCTTGGCTCCTGCCTGCTCAAGCAGGTCAGGCATCTGCTTGGCATAGGCGTCAAACACTGAGTTCTTGTACTCAGGAGAACCTTCTACCGCAAGCTGGTGGGCGCGACCAATGGCGGACTGCTTGGCAAGCGAACTCTCTGGAATGTCAGGCTTTACAAAGTCAGTGCCTTGCGTTTCTTTGGTAAAGCGTTGTGCAATTTGTAGGGGCTGATTTGACGCTGGGTCAGAAATCAGTCTTGCCACCTCTTCGTCCGAGATGCGGAGCGGAACTTGGCTTCCAGCTTCTCCTGCGCTTCCTCCGACAGGGGCTTGGCCTTGTAGTTCATCCGCTTCTCGAAGTCCGCGACTCTTTGCTCCACTGACGTCAAGGGAGGTTGGGCTGACTCGGTAGAACGGCCCTTCTTGTTTGGTTGCATACGTTGCTCCTTGTGGTGTCCCCGCTGGTGCGGTCATTGCCTCTGGTTGTAGAGGAAACAGTGTAACAGATTTTTTGCCAGTTAGTTTATCGTAGCCTTTAACAGCGCCCTTGCCCAATTTGGATATGCCTGCACCACCAAGAATGGCGGCAGGGATTTCGGTCAGCGGGCTAAAGCGGCCTTGGCTCATTAAGCCAGCGTCTTGCGCACGCTTGATGAGGTGTTCAGACCCACCAATGGGCAAACCGTCAGCGGTCTTCAGTGAATCAGACAGACTGCCAAACATTGGCTCACGTTGTGGTCGGTCTTCAAGTCTTGGGCTGTTAGGGTTTGCTGGCCCTTCCAGCACTGAACGGTACTTGGGTTTGGTCAACAGCTTGTCAACCGTTACCGACTTGAGTGGGTCAACGATAAGGTCAACACCAAGGTGAGCAAGGTCGGGCGCACCACCAGCAAGTTGCAACGCCGCAATTTTGGCAAGTTGCGCACGGGCGCGGCCTGATGACTTCAGGCGGTCGTAGTCGCTGGCAAGGCTTTGCTTGCCCTCCGCGTACATTTCGGCGGCGTTCTTCTTGATGTCGCTCCACTTCTGAGTTTCAAAGAAGGGTTTGGTTTCGTTGCCGCTACTCTCTTCAGGTGAGGCTATGCCGCCACCGTCAAAGTGCTGAGGCTCCTTAAATTGCAGGGTCTTGAATGCTGGGCCACCTTCTGCGTAGATGTCAGGCAAGATAATTGGTGACCTTCTTATAACATCCTCATCAATACCATGAACATAATTTTCTGGTTTTACTTGATTTTTTGTTAAGGCCAATTCTTTTTTTAAAGCCTCTATATATTCTTCTTGACTTCGACGCGGAAATGGTTCGCGTAATTCTGCACGAGGCAACAATTTAACAAGGCCAGACTGCTCTCCTTTGTCAGCCATAACGCGATTGCGGTGGCGTCCTTCATGTCCAGATATAAATGGCGCAACTGTAGACCCTTGCTTTGATTTGTTAATTTCAAGAAAGGGAACATCATCAAAAGCGCCAACATTTGGCAGGTAATCTTCCATGTATTCAGGATAGGTCAACCGCTTGCCGCTTGTGGTGTACAGCGTTGAATTGGCGTCCATAAAACGCGGGTCAAGGGGCATGGCAAACTTTTCAAAGTCGGCTGGATTCATAGTCATCAAGGCTTTCGCATTGTCGCCAGTAAATGCCTCTTTGAGCGCCTGCTCTTTGTACAACTTTTCAAGGTTTGGTATCTCGTCAGCGGCACGCTCAAGACGCCGTGAACCGTAGTCGCCCTTTTCCTTTTGAACGGTCTTGCGCAGTTCAGTCAACTTGCTGGGAATAATGATGGATGGGGGCTGGATAACTTTTGATTCAGCTAAGGGCAGGACGTCACGGTCAGCGAACAGCTTCTTAAATCCCTTTGCCACGCCCTTAGCGGCTCCACCAGCCTGCATGAATGCAATCTTCTTGAAGCCAGCCTCGCCACCTTGGGCCATTCCCATGCGTTGGGCCATAGCCTGCGCTAAACGGGCGTCAGCGGCCTCGATGTCCACACTGCCACCCTTTGCCATACGTTGGCTCATTGCCGCCGCTAGGCGTGCGTCTGCCGCTTTGATGTCCACAGCGCCACCTTTCTTGTAGCCCTCCTTCTGGAGGAACGTCAGGTAGTCCTCGTCCACAAACTGCGACGGCTCCGCTCTTGACAGGTCGTAGTAGTTGACGGGCGCAAGCCTGTCGTTCTTGTCCTTGCGACCTTCACGCAACTTGTAGAAGTCACGCATGGCCTTGTTAGGAGGCACAAGTTGGTACTTGATGCCAAGGTCGTTGCCAGTCACCTGCAAGGGGAATGCCTCGTTCAGGTCTGAACGCTCAATAATCTTGCCGTCTAATACGAAAAAGCGATTGCCAACATCGTATGTGCCAGCGTCAACCAAGTCAGGGTCGGTCTCGCGTCTGAGAATGGAATCCATCTGGCCTGAGTCCTGCCAAGGCTCGTTGCCGTACTCGGACTTGTATGCCTTGCTTCGCATTGGGCCTTTGACGCCCTCACCTAACAGCACGTCACCAACTGCGGAACGTCGAGTAAAGGTGTTAGCCGCGCCCATCGCGCTAGGGTCAGTCAAGTCGAAGGCGTCGTCGAACAGCAACGCGCCAGTCTTGTCGTCAGCCGCCGCCCTGATACGGTCGTTCATCAGCTTGATTTGACCAGCAGGAACATTGCCCGCCTTCACTGCGTCTTGGAACTCCTTGATGGCGTCCTTCAGCACGACGGTGTTGCTCTTGTGCTGGTTTGGTGAACCAACGAAGGTCGTCCAGATTGACTTCTCTGGGTCGTTCTGCTTGACCTTCTTGTCAGCGGTGTTCTTGTTGCCAAAGCCCCATACGGTGTTGGCCTTCTTGTGCGGTATCGAGTAGTGCTGGAGGCCAGCGAAACCCACTCCACCACGGTTCTGGCCTTTAACCCTTGAGCGGTCAGTCTCTGTGAAGTTCAGGGTCTTGCCCTCTGCGCCGACATTGCCTAATGCTTCAGACATCCGCATGGATGCGGGCGCGATTGGGTCAGCGTACTGAGCGCCAGCCGCATACTTCTGGGCCAGCTTCTCTTCTTCGGTCATCAGCAGGCGCTTGCTGGCCTTACCGAGTCCGCCTAGTATTTTCTTTGGGTCTGCCATCGTTTACACCGCATAGGGGTTGACCCGCTCTTTGCGGGCATAAGCGTAGTCATCCTCGTCATCATACCGAGGCTCTGGGTTGATGTCTAGGAAACCCATGTCCTTCATTAACCGAATCGCTTGCGTTGCGCTATCGACATAGTCGTCGTGCGTGCTGTCAGGGAAGGAGCATATCTGCGACAGGAACCCCTCACACCAGTCCTTGACGTAGCCCTTGCGCACGCTGGACTCAGGAAGCCACACACGGCCCGTCGCAAAGATGCTGGCGGTAATCTGGAGCCTCTGCATCTTGTCAGCCTTGCCGGGGTTGTACCCACGCACAGGCAGGTGAGCGGCACGCAGTTCTTGAATGAGGGAGATGCCAGCGGCTTTGTCCTCCACGAGTATCAGGTCAGGTCGCTTGGCGTCCTTGCCTTCACCGTAGCTGACCCGCCACTCGTCTAGCACCTTGGGCTTGAGCAGGGGGAAGGTCAGGTGTTCGGCCCAGCAGTCGATGAGCAGGACAGACATCGGGCCATCAAGGGGCTGGAACACACCCCACGTTGTCATAGCGGTCGGGTCGTTGTATTCCTTATCGCTGAAGGCGCAGTCATAGGACTGGACTATGAACTCAAAGCGAGGGAAGGGCTTGTCCGCTGGGTACAGCTTGAACATATCGCGCCCGACCACTTTGCCATCCTCAAGGTCAACCAACAGGCCCATGACCTCCTGCTCATACAGCTTGGAGCCTTTATATTGTTCCAATTGATTCTTGAACGTGGGCGCTAGGTGAGCGGCGTTCTCGTAGGTGCTGGCGCGGTCGATGACAACGTCCTCACCCTCACGCCCGACCAAGTCGATGATGAGGTCTTTGGGCTTGGGTGTGGTGGTCACGATGACACGAGGGGCATCACCCAGACGCAGGCCGAACATCATCATGTCCCATGCCTCCTGCGGGTACTGCAATGCCGCCAACTCGTCACACCATGCGAAGTGGAACTGTGGGCCACGCAGACGCTCGTAGCTGTCACCACTGATGCCACGGATGATGGAGCCGTTGGACAGGCGTATCTGGTGGTCTTGCTTGTTGTAGTCCACCACCAGTTCGTCAGGGATGCAGGCCAACAGGCCAGACTCACCCTCAAAGCAGGTGTGCTTGATGTCGTTGGACGTAGGGGCCAGCACAAGGCTTCGGCTGTTCGGGTGCACGCATGCCCACCACCACAGGGCTTCGGCGGCACTGCGGGTCTTCCCGGCCCCGCGGCCTGCCCGCATCATCCAGACGGTGTAGTCC